GGCCATGTCTGCCCACTGGTGTGGCAGTCTGAAGACTTGCGGCCAGTCTCCGTATCGGGGTGGCCCTTATCACCTGGGAACCTGGTGTTGGCGTACCACTCCGAATCTGTTCTGAATTGTGGCGCGTAGTACATCACACGGCCAGCGTATGGGCCGTCTTTGTGTCGATGCCCACGAAGTGCCCACGCAGGGACATGCTCACATGTGAATCGGTGCGGGTACCGTACACGGGCCTCTGATAGTGTTATCATCCTGGCGCTCATTCGACTGCCTCGAATCTGTGAGTGTGGGCCCAGACAGTAACTCCATCTACATCGACAGCCACGTACGCTGGGAACGTGAAATTCTCCATGTACACGGGCTCGCAGTAGTCCACGACGGTGTACACCTTACCCTCAACTACGCGGTGTGCGTAGCTGCAGCGAGCACGCACCTGCTGCCCAACTGTGAACACGTTGCTCATGCTTTGGCCTCCCGCAGTCGGCCCCACACCGGGTGCCGGTAGCCGCCCTGCCGGTCGCGCTCCATGTACTTGAACTCTGCCCACTCCCCGATGTACTTCTCTGGGTGCAGGTGCATGTCACGGCCCAGGTCGTGCGGGATGCCGTGTGGCGTTGCCTCGCTGCCGTCCTCCAGGCGCAAGGTGACGCTGCCCGTGCGTCCCAGCGGCGTGCCGTCCAGGCTGATCGCTTCGTGCAGTGCCGTGATGACGCCGTCTGCGTCCTCGCTGGGCTTGACCTTCATCCAGCCGTACGTACGCTTGCCGGACTCGTACAGGTGCTGCAGGCTCTTAGCCATCGCACCCTCGACACCGAGGTCACGGTACGTGCGGTACACCTGCTCGACACCTTCCTCGTCGTGCGCCCACTTACCCATCGGCTCCAGCAGGATCACAGGCGTGGTCAGGTCCAGGGAGTTCACGATCACGTTCTGACGCGCCCACACACGGGCCTGGAACTCCGAGCCGTGCATCGGGAGGTCGAACAGGATGAAGCGCACCTCGTGCACCTCCAGATCCTTCGGAGGCTTCTTGCTGCGCACGTACCGATACGTGTCGTTGAAGCTGCGATTCACCTCGACGCCACAGTCGAACACATGGTAGCCCGTCACGCGGGTCAGCTCAGCGAACGCCGGGGCCCACTGCTCCAGGTTGTTCAGCGGCTTGCCTGCGTACGACAGGAACTGCACGTCCCCGTCGTTGTTCACGCGGACCTCGCAGCGGATCTCGTCGTACTTCACTTCGACCCAGCGAGGGTACGTCATCTTGTGCTTGTGCTCGGACCACTTGTGGCCCTTCATCAGTTGAGGCATCATAGATCCCTTTCCATGTAGAACACGTCCTGTCGCCCGTACTCAGGTCGCCATAACGTAGGTTTGTACGCGTACTCCCACTTGCGCGATGACGTGGCGCGCAAGCCAGCATCCACCCAGACACCCACCACCCGCTGAAAACAGTCGAGCCGCACCTGCTTGTACCCGTGTTGACGCAAGGTGTCGAGCGCTATGCGGATCAGCTCGCCGCCGCTCTTATGCCGGGAGAACACCCCGCACAGCTCAGCGACTCCACTCGCCACGGTGCGGAAGCAGAAGTACCCGTCGTACTCCGGCACCTTGTAGTAGTGGCTCATACCGTTCAGAGGGAACGTCAGTCCCCAGGCACGTTCTGGGCACTCAGATCGGAAGTTCTGAGCCGCCCGGGTGTACTCCGCGTAATCAATAGACTCTGCTGCAATCATGCGTGTGCTGCTCCTGTTCCGTCATCAAACACACACCGGGAGCCGTCGAAATACACCTCCGACTGGAAGCACGACGGCTTGCCCGGCACTGCGAACTTGTTCTTCGGGGAAGACAGACCTCGGATGGTCTGCGCATCGGGGTTGTCTAGCGAGCCCATCATGATGATGATGTCAGTCGCGCCCTGGATGCCGGTCTTCGAGTCCTTCAGCGCAGAGTACGGTGGGTACAGCATGTTCCCACCCTCGACGCTGATCTGCACGGTGGCGAGACCGATGCAGTTGTGTCGGACCATGATCTCGCGCCACTCTTGCCAGAGCTGCTCGACTGCGTCGGCCTTGTTCGAGCCGTTCGCTGCGCCGGACAGCCGGAAGTTCGCGAGCATGTCGGCGACCACCACGTACGGCTGCTGCGCCTCGATGACCTGCTCAATCTGCGCCATGCTCGCACCGTGCATGTCCTTGACCCGGATGAGGTCGGACACGCCGCCGATGGCCTGGGTGTACGCGGGCACCAGCTCGTTGCTATTGGACAGACGGATGATCTCGTTCAGGTCTTTCTGCAACGCGGCTTGGTAGATCCGTGGGATGATGCGCCTCGCCGTGCCCTCATTGTTCAGCCACAGGATCGGGCGCTTATCCCCGAACATCTGCACCACCTGCGGCGCGAAGTCCGTCAGGCAAGCGGCGATTAGCGAGGTCTTGCCCTTGTCCGGGCGGGCGGCGATTGCCACCGAAGCACCCGGCTGCAGGCCGAGGATGTTGTCACGCAGCGCACTGATGCGCCGGAACTTCAAGCCCTTGTCATCGGTTACTTCCGAGAGGATCTCGCCGATGGGCACGTCGCAGTAGTCGAACGGGCTCGCCTGGGCCTTGCTGCGCACGGCCTGCTGAGACAGGCGGGACAGCTCGTACGCGAGGTCGATCTCCTCACCGCGCTGGAACTTCTCGATCAGCGCAGCGGCGCGGCCTGACAGGTCCAGCTCGTACAGTTGCCCGAGGATGCCGTTGATGGCAATGTCGTCGGGCGGGACACGCAAGCGCTCAACGAGGTGCAGGGTGATCGCCAGAGACTCCGGCGACGCACCAGCGCTGCGCAGGCGGACCAGCGATTGCAGCTCGTCAACGTCAACACGCTCCCGCTCGGGGAACGCGTTGAAGTACGCCCCGTACCACGCAAGCACAGCCTGTGTGTCCGGGGCAATCATCCCCTCTGGCACGGCGTGCCGCAGGGAGTTGAAGCGCTGCTTGTCTGCTAGTGCTGACAGCAGTAGTGCATCCATTACAGAACCTCTCCTTTGAACTGCGCCCAGAACTCTGCGTTCAGCTTCTCTGCGGCCGCGCGGCACGGCGCTGCTGTGTCCTGGGGATCGCCGAAGTTCTGCAGCGTCCGCATGTCCACGGTCTGCCACTTCACGCCAATCATGATCGCGCTGTACGGGTACTGCGTCTTGTCGTGTTCCACTTGCTGCATGTTAGCTCCTAGGTTAAAGCCACGGGATTTGTGCGTGCACTGCGGCACGCAGACTCGGACAGTCCATGTCCTTGGGGTCAAGGCCCTGGGGAGGGCGCAGTCGTGCTGAGTGCACGCCGAATGCTCGCATGCGGATGCGGGCCTGCTCGAACCCAGCATCTCCAGCGTCGTCACCGTCGTAGGCCCATACAACAGCCTTACAGTTTTTGAGTGCGAGTGCAGCCGCATCGCCGCAGTGCGCAGCGAGGGTGCTTGCGACGCTGACAAGCGTTCGTGATTCGCGAATGGCGAACTGCACCTTGTACATGCTGAAGATGTCCTCAGTGACGACCGTGATAGGCCCGGCCTCCCCGGCGAACTTCGCACCGAAGTGCAGCCACTTCGCGTTGCTGCGCCCTGTGAGGTCGCGCCCGTGCCACTGCTGCCCGTCGTGCAGGAACAGTCGCTTCGTGCTCGGCGACACCCACAGCGGCGGGAGGTACGGGAACATCATGTTCTTGCTCGCGAGGAACTGTCCGACAGTGTGTTCCCACTCGCCACCGGCGACAGGTTCCAAGTCTTTCGGGACGGTCAGGACAGGCGGCTCATACGCAGGCGTGCCCAGCAGGACGTGCTCCTTCGAGATCACGCCGCCCTGTTTGCACCGCTGGCAGTACGCCCACCAGCGGCCCTGCTCGTTCGCCACAGTCATGTTCGCCCGGTTCTCGTTACCGTGCCGCACACGCGTACGCATGCCGACTGCGCACCGCTTGGCGAGCGGTAGCCAGTCCTTCTCAGGTAGTGCCATGTTTCCTCCTAACTCGTGCATGCCCACCGTGATGGGCATGACCAAGCCCCGGAGGGCCGGGGATTACGCTGCGAGCTGCTCGGCCACGGCTTCGCCGGTGGCAGCAGGCACGCTGAGCTTGCTGGCCTTGACCACAGCGATGTCGGCGTCGAAGCCGGAACCGTACGTGACCTTGTAGGACTTCGTGCCGTCTTCGTCTTCACGCACACCGATCACGGTGCCGGTGACG